ACCAGCCCACCAGATTGTGGCCGGATTCCGAGCCGCCCGTCTGCGGGCTCTTGCAGATGATGACCGTCTCCACACCCGGCGTCCCGGCGGCGTCCATGATGCCCACAAGGTAGGGGGTGAAGATGTTTTTCCACTTACCGGGGATGCTGGACATCTCCACCACGCGATGGCGCTCCGCCCACTGGCTGACAGGGACGGGACGGCGACGGCGCAGGACCTTCTTTTCGCCCTTGGCAAAACGGATGCTGATA